AGGAGGAAGGCACTAATGTCAGCACCAATACCACTACATTAAACTTCACAGGCGCAGGGGTAACAGCATCACTGACATCGCCTGGAGTGGTTGAGGTGAACGTGCCAGGCGGAGGAGGCGGCGGCGGTGTGACATCGGTAAGCGGCACAGCACCAATTGCATCAACTGGCGGTGCTACTCCTGCAATCAGCATAAGCCAAGCATCAACCTCAACAGATGGCTACTTAAGTCAAACAGATTGGGATACCTTTAATAATAAGTTCAATGTGCCAACGGGATTGGTCACCGACTACCTTGACGGATTGGGAACACCGACACCATTCCCTGCCATTCCAGTAGGCACAGTAACATCTGTCAACTCAGGCATAAATATTAATGTTGATAATACCAATCCTGCTGCGCCGATTATCAATTCGCTTGCTGATAGATACAAGACATCTTCAACAACATCGAACAGCGTAAGCAACGGGTCAAAGAATTTTACTGTTGACTTAAATCTATCCTACATTCCATTACAGGAAATCCTTGTTGTGTTTAACCCTGCAAACCACATGCATGGTGAGGTAACAAGTTATGATGCTGCAACTGGTGCACTTGTTGTAAATATTAAGACTCATACTGGCAGCGGAACTTATACATCTTGGGTATTAAATCTTGACGGAACTCCAGTTGATGCAATAACTGGAAGTGGAACTGTTAATGAGATTGCATACTTTACCGCAGCAAGAATCATAGCATCATTACCAGTTGCAACCTATCCAAGTCTTACCGAGTTGAGTTATGTCAAAGGAGTAACATCTGCGATTCAAACGCAAATAAACGGCAAGCAAGCAACTATCACTCCTGCGGCACTAACTAAGGTTGATGATACCAATGTAACCTTGACACTTGGCGGAAGTCCTACAACTTCGCTTCTTGCGGCAACATCCTTGACTCTTGGATGGAGCGGTACTCTGGCAGATGCTCGTATCACAAGTGCTGCAACGTGGAATGCCAAGCAGAATGCAATCACGCTAACAACAACGGGCTCAAGTGGAGCGGCAACTTTGACGGGTGCGACATTGAATATTCCGCAGTATGCAGCTCCAGTAATCTACAAGTCAACAACTGATGCTGGTGCATTTTTAAGCATTGTTAACACTGCTGTTTACACTCAGTTGATAGCTGCTAATACATACGCAATTGGCGATATAATAAGGGTTAATTTCAGAGCAAGAAAAACGGGTACTGCTGGTATTCAGACATTGAGAATTTACGTTAATGCTACTGCTGATTTATCTGGTACACCTTTGCTTGTTGGTCAGTATAGAGGTATTGCCAATAATACTTTATTTCAGATGCAAAGGCATCTTGTGATTAAATCATCAACGGCAAATACTGAAGTTTTCTCAACTGCGACTACTGGTGCTTTAACAGACTTTGCCCAAGATGTACCAAGCACAATTGTTATTGATTGGACGGCAACAAAATACTTTGTATTTGCACTTCAAAATGCAAGTGCTTTAGATACTAACTATGGCTCAATGTACTTAATCGAAAAACTATGATAGACATAACTCTTGAAGCTGGCTTTGTCACCTTTACAACATCGGTACTTGGAGCAGTTGCATCCAATGTGGAACTATGCGAAGTGGTTGATGAGAACTCCTTGCACTTAGGTACAAATGTGGGCACCTTCCTAATCAACATCGAGCAGTTTACAATCAATACAATCACATTCTCGACCTCAACTGAGGCGGTTAACTACATACTAAACAACTAAAATCATGGCAGGAGTAAAAATTACAGACTTAGGTACATTGACCACAGCGGTTGATGCTGACTTGTTATACATCGTAGATATCAGCGACACCTCGCAATCTCCACAAGGAACATCCAAGCAGATTGAGGTGGGCAATATGTTTAGCAGCGGAACATACACACCGACATTTAGTGCTGAGACAAATGGCATTGTGGTGACACCTAATTCTGCAACATTTATCAAGGTGGGAAGCATCGTGACTGTATCGGCTCAGTTGGAGATAGTATTAGATACGGCACAAACTACTGGCACATTCGAGATGTCACTACCAGTGGCATCTGATTTTGCAAATCAAAAAAACTTATTTGGATTAATGCAATACTTTGATATAGTCGAAATTGTAAATGCTACTATTTCAGCCGAAACAACCAACAACACTTGCGCTATTGATATTGAAGTGACAACAGCTGCAATTGATATGCAATACGTAAATATGCAATTCCAATATGAAGTGCTCTGATAACGGCATCCGACTCATACAGGAGTTCGAAGGCTTGCGCCTTACATCCTACCTATGCAGCGCAGGAGTGCCAACCATTGGATACGGCGCAACCTACTACCATGACGGCAGCAAGGTCAAGCTCGGGCAGACCATAACCAAGGAGCAAGCGGTGCAGATGCTTAAGGATCACCTTAAGGAGTTCGAGGGTAGTGTGACAGGATTGCTTAACGGCACACCAGTCAACGCTAATCAGTTCGATGCGCTTGTAAGTTTCTGCTATAACCTTGGCGCAGGCAACCTTGCTAAGTCGCAGCTGTTGAGGTTTGTCAAGCTTAACCCGAATGACCCCAAGATTGCAGCTGAGTTTGCCAAGTGGAACAGAGCAGGCGGCAATGTTGTAACTGGACTTGTAAGAAGAAGGAAAAAAGAAGCGCAACTATATTTTGCAACAGTTGTATAAAACATATTTGCTTCGGCATAAGACAGAGCCATTTGTCATGTTGGACGAGATGGACCTTACCTTTGAGCAGTTCATTGAGAAGTTGAAATCATCATACGTTTTTAATCACATGTGGGGCAATGACAAGGAAACCAGTTAGCAAGTTCAAACAAGTGCTTGATATCTTCATCAAGTACTGGAGACCGACAATTGGCTCATTGGTAATTCTCTCAAGTGTGTTTGCACTTATCTTTAAGCAGATTAGTACAGAGACACTCGCAGCAATTGTGGCCGCAATGGTGGCCGCAGGATACATACCTAAATCAAACAGCAATGGATGACGGCATCGACTCAGTACAAGTGATCACTACCCTCGATGAAGGGTGCGTGGTGGGTATTGGCTGCAAGGTCCATACGCATCATCATCGCATTGAGGTTAAGCCGCAAGTGATTTATCAGTCAATGGAGAATTTCACTATCTTTGGCAGACAATATTGCACTAATCAGTGGGGGCAAACTTTCGAGCTTGCCGCCGTTGAGCCACTGCCAATACCACAGCCGATGCAAAAAATCTACGCAAGCGATACAATCACACCGACAACATCTGCATTCCTTGTTGTGCCAAAGCCAGAGCAGAAGATTATCATTAAGCCGCGTACTGAGTTTGCAGAATATCAACCGACAATGGATGCTCCAATCATGGGCATGCTGTTGACATTTACAATTTACCTCACGGCGCAATGGGCATGGAGCTCGATGTCGGCATGGTCTAACCTTTGCAGCGAACTCAATCAATGTCTTCGCTCTTCATCTTAGAGCACAGCATAGATCTGTTCTATGTGGTGACTGATGAGCACGGGCTTATTGTGTCAAGCAATGAGCTGTTCAAGAATTACTCGAGCCATATAAAGCCAAGCAAGATCAGTGACATCATAAGCATTGAAGGTGATCAAGAAGATTTTATCAAGGCCGTTCAATTGGCTCGATTGCATTCTCCTGAGCCATCAAGAGTCTATGCTCGCACAAGGTTAAAAAATACCATTGACAGATATAACATCTGGAACTGCTTTGCAATTGGCGAGACCTTGCACTTTGTTGGCATTCAGTTAGTCGATGTAACATCCATCAGCTCGCATGACTATGAGCGGCAGAAGTTGCTACTCGAAGAGTTCCGCTTTATGCTGAGCCATGAGATACGGCAACCACTAACCAACATATCTGGACTTGTGCAGTTGATGCTTAATCATCCGATGTCAAATGACAGCGAGAAGCGTGACCTTCTTAAGATGATTCATACATCAGTTGTCAAGCTCGATGATGCCATCAAGATACTTATTAAGAAAGCAGCTCGCGAGTTATGACAGAGCAGGAAGCGGACAAGAGACTGGTTAAGGTTGCCGCTTGGTATGTGATTGAGCGAGGCATGCCTGTTTGCGTTGCACTTCAAATCCTTCAAACTGAACTCAATGATAAACGACTTTTTTGGGAATCTTCGCAACAACTTATTAAACTCATTCAAGATGGGATCACTACGAACTGAAACGATTTATCTCATTGCAATCATTGTTCTTTTTTTCTTGCTGCTCAAATCTTGCGGCGAAAACGTGACCAACGATTACCGCCTTAAGCACACGATTTATGAGGATAGCATAGTGATTGCTTCACAGAAGAAGATAATCGCACAGAGCGGCTCTGATGCAGCTAAACAAGCACAGCAAGTTGCAGAGCTCGAAGTCAAAGTCAAGAACGCAAGTGAGGTGGTTAAGATTGAGACTCGCACAATCATCAAAACGCAGATCAAGTTAGGCGATACGGTGATGATTGACAAGCAGCCATACATCCAACTGCCAAAGCCATTCCTTAAGACCACCGAATGGTACACAATAGGCGGCATGATTAACCGCCTCGGATGGTTGCAGATTGATAGCTTAGTGATACCTGCCAAGTTCACCTATGCAGTTGGCGATACCATGCGCACTGGCTTTGTCAACCGGCTGCTTAAGAAGAAGGACACAGTGGTCCGCATGAGAGTCGATAATCCCAATGTGGCCATAACCGGCATGAGCAACATCTACATCAAGGAAGAGAAGAAGTGGCATCAGACAACCGCCTTTAAGGTGGGAGTTGGGGTGCTGATTGGGGTGGCAGTCACATCCGTAGGAAATAAGTAGGAATTTTATTGTGGTAATTATCAAGCACTTGCATTGCGAGGTAAAAAATAATTGCGTTTATTAAAATTAAACATTGCGCAATCAAAATAAAGATATACATTTGTCAAACAATCATTCACTCATTTACTCATTCACTATGAACACTTTTTTCAAGTCACACGACAACACGCAGTTTTTTAATTACGATCATTTATCTGGCATTATGTTAACAGTTGTACAGGACGGATGCCATCAAGGCTTCTTTCAGAGATGCGACAAATCATCATTGGTGCTTGTTCGCCAATATTCAAAGGAGATGACACAGGGCTTGCACGAATCAGTCCGCACTTATCATCCATCAACAGAGCATGAGTTCAACTACGAGCTCCGCATTACTCAAGAATCATTCAATCAATTTATAAACAATTAAACTATGGCTTTAAAAGCACCCTCAGGGAATAACACCTCCCGTCAGATAGCTCCAGAAGGAGCGTATCCTGCAAGATGTTACCAAATCATTGACCTAGGAACTACAATGCAAACTGGACAGTTCCCTGGCAAAAAACGCAAAGTGCAATTCATATTTGAACTGCCCACAGAGACCTACGAATTTGAGAAAGGGGAAGGCCTTAAGCCGTTCTATGCTCGAAGCATCTACAACCTAAGCATGAATGAGAAAGCGGTACTACGCAGAGACATAGAAGCATGGGCCGGCAAGAAGATGACTAACGAGCTTGCAGGAGAATTTGACATCTTTACACTGCTTGGAAGACCTTGCATAGTAAACATTACGCACATTGAGAAAGGCGATGCAAAGTATGCCAACATCATCGGCATGAGTCCGCTTCCAAAAGGAATGGTTTGCCCTCCTGCTTTCAACAATGCATTGTGTTACAACACCGAGGAGCATGATGAGACTGTTTTCAGTCAGCTGCCAGAGTTCATTCAAGATAAGATCAAGATGAGCGATGAGTGGATTGCTAGAGTGTCGAAGCCAGTTGCACAAGTTGTTGCAGCTCCAGTTGAATCAGAAGATGACGGTTTTCCGTTCTAATCTAACAAATAACAAAGGGCGGTAGTTAGCCGCCCTTCATTAAGAACTAATCTTATAACAATATGAACGCAGCTAATATAGAAAACATTTCCGAGTTCTACAAGTCGCTTAATTCTACCGAGGTGCTTCGCGCACAAGGTATGATTGAAGGCGCACCAAAAACAATCGAAGATAAGCTCTCATACGATATGAGCGCAGAGTCAATCAAAGCGGCAAACGATGCCATTAAGCACATTGAGACCAATCGCAAGATGGTTACGCTTCCACTCGATGCCTATAAGAAATCAGTCATGGATGTTGAGCGCGATGCCACTGCTCCGCTTAAGCAATACATCGAGCAGCGCAAGGCCTTGATGATTGACTACTCCAATGAGCTCGAGCGCATCAAGGCTCAAGCAGATGCGAAGATTGCACAACAAGCAGCCGATGCTCTTAAGTCAGCAAGCACAAGCGATGTGTCGGATATCTTTGCCACCTTTACCGATGCAACTACCACTACCACCCTCGAGCTCGACCACACCAAGAACATCCGCATATCTAAGAAAGCGGAAATAGTTGGCGATGTTGAATGGGAGACATTGCTAATGACACTGCTCAACGCAGAGATGCTCGACATTCAAGACCTACTCCGCAAGCTTCCAAAAGCAATGGAGATAACCCGTACAATTGCCATTCGCGGCATCCAATTAACCGAAGTAAAAACACAAGTAATCCGATGAACCCACTCGACAACATAGGCGCAGAGTTCGCCAATTTTAACCGCTACCTGGATGCAATCATCGATCCACGCGAATGCGATGATGACAGCCTAACGGGCAAAGTAAAAGAAGCAATTGTGCAAGCCTACTCAAATGGCTATCATGACGGGCAGCAGGACATGTTCAAAAGGCTGCCAAAGCCGTCATCACAAGGAGGCGAAGAAGGAGGGCGCGAGTATTATGATTCGCTGTAACTGGACACTCGAAGAGACCGAGCTGCTCATTGAGCACTACCCTCATAAGTCAACAAAAGCCGTCTCCGAAATAATCGGCAAGTCAGTTGCCCAGTGCTATGCCAAAGCCTTTGCTCTCCAACTGCATAAGACTCCCGAGTACTTGGCAACAGCCGACAGCGGAAGACTCAAGCACTCCCGAGTAGAGTCGCAATTCAGCCAAGGGCACACACCTTGGAACAAGGGCATGAAAGGCCTTGACATCGGCGGCAAAGAAACGCAATTTAAGAAGGGCCATGTGCCGCATAACCACAAGAGCGTTGCATCAGAGCGCATCGATGAAGATGGCTACACCTACATCAAGATTGCTGATCCTCGCAAGTGGGTGCTGAAGCACAGGCACATCTACGAGCAGCATCATGGCAACCTTGAGCCGCACATGGTAGTGACATTTATCGACAAGAACATCAGCAACTTCTCCATCGAAAACTTGGAAGCAATAACCAAAGTGGAAAACATGCAGCGTAATACGATCACTAAATATCCTCAACCAATTCAACAAGCAGTTAAAACCCTCAATAAATTATGGCACGCAATAAAATCGAAGACCTAAGAGATCACCTATTTGAAATCATCGAGATGCTTAAGGAAGGCGACATGGAGCTCGACAAAGCAAAAGCAATCGCAGACATCGCCCAGGTGATTGTCAACTCAGCAAAGGTTGAGGTTGACTTCATCAAGGTGGTACATGGCAACGGTAGTGGATTCATTCCATTGGATAAAAGACAGATAGAGTCATGATGTACGATGTTATTTTAGATCACTTAGGTAATCAAAAAAGAATTGCCATTAAACTTCCAATAATTCCTAGAATTAAAGACTGGTTAATGCTTCATGATTGTAAGGATTTTACTCAAGGTAAAGTACTTACTGTTGAAGTTGTAATTATATCGAATTCATCAGATCCAATAATTTTGCTTGTTAGTGATAAATACGAAAAATGAGCCGCGACATCTACAATTCAATCGAAGCAATCAACGCATCAAGCATAAAACGGCACTACACTGGCAGCATCCAATACGCTGCCGGTGCTCTCGAAAGAGGTGCGGAATTTCATCGCAACCTACTCGAGACAGAGCCAAAGGACATGCCGCCCAATGCGCGACTGATCTACGATGCAATAATGAAGCACCCAATGCTCCGCTTGATATTCGAGAAGGCGGCAAAGGAGATCACCTTCATCAAGGAGGTTAATATTGATGGGCGCATAGTGGCAGCAAAGGGCATCCTTGACTTGCACTGCCCAATGTACTCCATCAATGCAGATATTAAGACGACTTCTTGCACCAACCTCCGAGCATTCGCAGCCGACATGACTAAGCACTACAACCACATCCAAGCAGTTTGGTATTCATACCTGACTGGCTATGATCCTGCAAACTTCTACTACATAGGAGTGCCAAACAAGTTCAAAGGTGAACTATTTATCCACCGACATACACCCTCAGAAATTGAAGAAGCAGAAACCCTCATCCGATCCTTTCTGGTCCACAGAGGGCTTTGAGAATTACTCATTCACCAATGTGATGTATTACTTCCTGCATCGCAACTTCATATATATAGAGACAAACTTCAAGCATCTTAAGATGATGTACAACCGCATCGATGATGCAACGGTATTCATCAGTCTTGCTGAAGATACTAAGTATGTCGAGATTGTATGGAGCAGACCTGGAAGAATTAAAACCAATTATAAATCCCCAAATATTTATGACATCGACTTCCTTGAAAAAAGTTTTGAAGCTCTGCAAAGATGGAGCGCAAGAGTTCCGTCAATCTCAAGAGCCATACGCTCTGGCAATGGCAATGGTTTACGAACACATCGCAATATTCTGCGAGAATGAACTACCCAATGAAAAGCAGATGCTTATCGACATCTGCAATGAGTGCGCAAAGGATTTAATGCAAGGAAATTTAGCCGTCGGAAAGTCCGCAGGTGAGCAACTTTATAAAAAGAAGTACGCATGAGCAGCAAGAAGCAAACAGCAGTTGAGTGGTTGGTTGAAAGTTTAAAAGAATTGGGTGTTGATTTATTAAGTCATAACTTAGAGATCCAACAGGCTAAAGCAATTGAAAAAGCACAACACCAAATATCATTTGATAAAGGGTATGATAGAAGAAATTATATCCATGACTTTGAATACGGCGGAGTAGAATACTGGGAAGAAGAACCTAAAGAATTTATAGACTATTACAACGAAACCTATGGAAACTAAAAAGCAAACAGCAGTTGAGTGGTTATTTGAAAAATTACCTACCATAGATAAGTATGACCCTTATTATGCAGATATTATTGAACAAGCCAATGCAATGGAGAAGGAGCAGATAATTGATGCAGTTAATTATGGTTTCTCTGATTGGGGAGGTTGGAAAGATTCAGAAGAATACTACACCTCAACCTACGAGTGATGCTCCAACTAAGAGAATACCAAGAACGCTTCATTAAGAACATCGCTGCGAAGCTGCGCATCCATCGCAAGGTGGTTGCTCAGCTCGCAACAGGCGGAGGCAAGACAGTATGCTTTGCCGCGATATGTGACCGCTACTGCGCTCGCAGCACTCAGGACATACTTATCTTAGTTCACCGCGAAGAACTGCTCACACAGGCAAGCAAATCCATCCGACTGCCAGTGCAAAAAGTTGTTGCCGGAATGAAGACCATTCCGCCTGCTCGCGTGTATGTCGCAATGGTCGAGTCAGCACACAAGCGGCTTGCAATGTTTAGCAACATCGGCATGGTGATAGTTGATGAGTGCCACATCGGAAACTTCACTAAGGTGATTGACCACTTCAAGGAGCAGTACATCATCGGCTTCACTGCCACACCACTTGCCGCCAAGAAGACCAATCCACTGCGCAACTACTTCGATGACATAGTGTGCGGCATCGACATCCCCGACTTAATCGATGCAAGCTTCCTTGCACCTGAGCAGACCTACTCATCATCATCCATTGTGGAACGTGCAAAGCTAAAAATGAAAGCAGGCGAGTTCGATCAAGCGCAGATGGGAGCCATTTACAAAGAGCCAAAGTACATCGACACCACCTTAAAAGCCTACCAAAAGCATTCACTCGGGAGCAAGACAATAATCTTCAATTGCAATGTAGAGCACTCGCAATCAGTCAATGCCGCATTCATCGCCGCAGGATTCAACTCGCGGCATCTTGATGCAACCTCAACAGATCGCGCAGAGACCCTCGAGTGGTTTGCCAATACTCCAGATGCCATCCTCAACAACATCGGCATCGCAACAACAGGCTTCGACCAACCCGACATTGAGACCGTAATCGTAAACAAGGCAACAGCATCGATGCCGCTTTGGCTTCAGATGTGCGGCAGAGGTGCAAGGCCGCATCCAATCAAGCTCGCATTCACAATCATTGACCTTGGTGGCAACTGTCTCACTCATGGCTCATGGGCCGCCGCTCGTAATTGGGAGGATATCTTCCACAATCCTAAGAAGCCAGGCGCAGGAGTTGCTCCAGTCAAAGAGTGTCCTAAGTGTGCCGCGTTGTTGCACACATCAAAGATGGAATGCTACTGCGGCCACATCTTCCCCAAGAAAATAGTTCTTGACCAAGGCATTGAGGACTTCATCCTCATGACCGACAGCGTGGATATCAAGAAGCTCATTGCAATGAATGAGCACCACAAAGAATACCGATCCTTATTCGTAGCCATTGAACATGTTGCCCTGCTTGCAAAAAAGAACATCAAGAAAATAAATGCGGACAACTACATCTACATTAAAAAAAAGAATGACGAAATTGCGAGGCTCTGGTGTAAGGAAAAAAATAGAAAATACAATCGCTTTCACATCAACCTCGCTGATGAAAAATTAAAAACAACCCTCAAATCAATATATAATGCTGATCTCATCTTATAAGAACGTACATGACAAACAAGACATTGACATCGAAATTAATAACTTCCTCGAAGGAGTTCAGTCTGGTAGATGGCAGGACATTGCACTCGAAGTGCGCAATGCTCCAAGCAAGGAAGTCAAAGATGCAATCAAGAAACGAGCTCCACTGGTAACACCAAGCGGCTCATTCTCGGAGCGCAAGGTCGATTGCCTGCGAAAGCACTCTGGATTCATAGCCATTGACATCGACAACCTTGATGATCCTGCCGCAGTTAAGGAGCGCATAGGTGCTAACCCTTATTTCTATTCGGCATTTATCTCCATCAGCGGCAATGGCTTATGCCTTATCATCAAGATTGATGGCACTCGACACCTTGATGCTTTCAACGGCATTGCTGCATACCTCTACAACGAGTACCAACTTATTGTGGACCAGTCCGGCAAGGATGTATCTCGAGCTCGCTTTGTTTCATACGATCCTTTCTTGCTGCTCAACACCAAGTCAGCAACATTCAAGAAGTACCTTCCAAAAAAGAAGGAGCAGAAGCATCCAAAGGTTATGTTTATTAAAACCGACTTCGATGCTATGATCAAGCAGATGGATGACAAAGGGCTTAACCTTTGCGAAGACTACTCCGATTGGGTACGCATCTGCTATGCCCTTGTTTCTGAGATGCAAGAGGAAGGCCGCAATCACTTCCACACCTTATCATCGCACAGCTCGAAGTACAACTCACTCGACTGCGATAGCCAGTTCGATGCTTGCCTTAAGAACCACAGCGAAACAAAGGCAAAGAAGTCAAGCATCGGCACAATATACTTCCATGCCAAGCAGAACGGCATCGATGTTTATTCAGAGCACACCAAAGCAATTGCTCGATACGCAACATCGCAAAAGGCGGCAGGGCTATCCAAAGAAGCAATCATCGAGACACTTGAAAAGCAAGGCGGATACAGTGCTGAAGACTCAAAAGAAATAGTTGAGCAGATAGTAAGCAAGGATATTAAGTTCAAATCGGATTCCGTAAGCACCGACATAGCTGCATTTGTTAATACTTATGATCTTAAGAAGAATGTCATCACTCGCAAGATTGAACTCGATGGCAAAGCAATTGATGACTCCGACCTCAACTCAATATTCCTTGACTCGAAAGCAGTGTTTAAGGAATCAACAAAAGACCTAATCACTTCGATTATATTCTCTAATAGAATAGCAACATATAATCCATTGCACGAATTTTTTGAGCAGGATTTATATCAAACAGATGAAGACAATTGGCCAAACTTAACGATGTTAATTGATAGTGTAATAACTGACACACCTGGGGCAAGTAAATTTATTCAAAGATGGCTGCTTTCAATAGTGGCATCTGCTTACGGAAATCACTCAGCTCTTGTTCTTGTTTTTTGCGGAGCGCAACAAGGTACTGGTAAGACACATTGGTTTCGTTATTTACTTCCTAAGCCAATAAGATACCTTTATGCTGAATCAAAGATGGATGCAGGAAAGGATGACGAAATACTAATGTGTGGAAAGCTTATTATTAATGATGATGAATACGGTGGTAAGTCTAAAAAAGAAGATAAACGATTAAAAGAATTGACATCGAAAGAATTTATCAACGTGCGTGAGCCTTACGGCAGAGTATCAGTTGATCTAAGAAGACTCGCAGTATTCTGCGGAACCTCAAACGATACTCAGATTTTAAGTGATGCAACTGGTAACAGAAGAATTATAGCAATTAATATTCTTGGTATTAATCAAGAACTATACAACAAGTGCGATAAGGTTGGACTTTGGCGAGAGCTCTTTGCAATGTATCAAATGGGTGCTGAGTATAGAATACTTGGTGACGAAATACTTGAGCTAAATGAAGCTACTGAGATGTTTAAACTTTCAACTCCGGAAGATGATTTAATCAACCAAAAGCTTCAACCTGGATCATCAACTTCAATTGGCGAGTGGATGTCATTAACTGAAATTCAACAATTCTTGATGCTTGAAACAAAATTTAACTACCTAAATACAAATCGTATTGGTCAAATTCTTACGAAACTTGGATTTATTAAAGAGCGCAGAGGAAAACGTAATCAGTTGGTAATGATGTACTTTGTATCAAGAAATTTTGAAAATGCATCAGGCAGCATCATGCACTAAAAAAAAGTGCCTGATGCACTAAGTTGCTACTGCCACTAAAGGCGCAGAGCATTGCATCATGCGACATCCACTTTATCTATTAAATATATAACTATACACACATGCACACACACACACACACACACACATGTTATAGCAACCTCCAAAGTGTTGAATGTTGCATGATGCGCCTGATGCACTGATGCAAATGAGCGAAGTGCAAACACAAGCGAAAGCCTTCCAAAACCTTTGGAACGCACGCCCAGACTTAAGAGGACGCATATTTGCCATCAATAACAACTCCATCAACGGCATCAAGGGTGCGATGAATAAAGCGATGGGAGTCATCGCAGGAGTTGCAGACATGTGCTACCTCAAGCCCGAAGGCAAGACATGTTGGATTGAATGGAAGACAGACATCGGCAAGCAGTCACCTCAGCAACTTACCTTTGAGAAGCTTTGCCGATCACTGGGCCATGAGTACCACATTGTAAGAAGTGAAGCAGAATTTTTAAAGATCATTAACTATGGAGCTGACAACTGAGCAGAAGATTATCAAGACCATGTGCGAGTGGTATCCGATTGAAGGCAAGATAATAGATGGCTGTGTTACATATCACTCAACACAGCGCACGCATGAGAGCTTTCGCTTGCACTTGATCAATGCAGATCCCGAAAGCATTGTGTACACCTACTACCTTTCCAGATGCGCTAAGTGGATACGAACATTAAAATTGCACAATCAAAAGTTAATTCCTATCTTTGCACCCAATGGAACAGAAGATTGAGCGCAGAGGCGGCAAGAGAGCAGGAGCAGGTCCGCCGTTTAAGTACGGCGAAGAGACTTGCAATGTGACCTTGCGCATACCTAAGAGCAAGAAGGCAGATATCAAGCGGCTTGTGTACGCATACCTGGAACAATATAAATCAAAACGCACGGACGATTATGGCTGCTAACAGATGGCGAAGTGGATACATGCGCATCCAGGATGACACCTTCACTGGGTATTTGACTCCACTTGGATCAGTACAAGATGTTGAGGTAACATTCAAGGTCAAAGCAATGCAGAAGATAATGCAGGCATCAGAGGACTTGCAAGTGGATGCACCAAACGAATACTTGATTGGAGCACTGCGCGACAGCGATGCAGGGTACAAGACTGCCGATGTTATTATCTACAACAAGGTGGTAAGATTGAAGCTCACAGAGGACGAAATCAAGCGAAGTAAAACACTATCTTTGTAACAGACAAAATACAGACGTATGGCATTCCCACATGACGGCAAGAAGATGAAGAAGGGGGAGACGTTGAATCCTAACGGCCGCCCCAAGAAGTTGCCAGAGCTGAGCAAGCTAATGGCGGACATCCTTGGCGATGAGAAGAACGGGCTGAGCACAGCGGAGCGCATCCTTAAGGCAATTGAAGCCAAGGCATTAAAGGGTGACATCAAGGCGGCAGAGATGCTGCTTGATCGCGGCTACGGCAAGCCAAAGCAAACCACCGACACCAACATCACAAGCACTGAGCCATTGGTGATCATTCGCACCGAGCCAAAGAGTGAATGAGCTACACGCTGACCGAGACACAGACAGTTGCATTTGACCAGGCGATAAACGGGGAGAAGCGTGTGATTGTTTTTGGCGGCGCGATTCGAGGCGGCAAGACCTATTGGCTCCTGCTTACTATCAGTCACCTTGCATTGCACTACGGCGGCAGTCGATGGGCAATCATTCGCAAGAGCTTACCGGACCTTAAGCGTACTACGTTCCCGAGCTTCAATGGATTGCTGAGCGATGGGCTCAATGCGCACATAAGGAATTGGAACAGAGACACCAATGTTGTGACCTTCAACAACGGCAGTGAGCTTATCTTCATGGCGGAAAGCTTTGATGATGATAAGGACCTTAACAGGTTTCGTGGACTTGAGATCAACGGCGCAGGGCTCGATGAAGTCAACGAGCTGCAAGAGCTCACGTTCTACAAGGTGCAGGAGCGTATCGGCAGTTGGAACAAAGCACATGGCAAGCCGCCCATCGTTTGCCTGGCCACTTGCAACCCTGCGAACAATTGGGTGAAGTCAGTGATCTACGACCGCTACCGAGACCAGACACTGCCAGAGCGATGGAGCTACATCCCGAGTAAGATCACCGACAACCCACACATACCACTCGAGTACCTGGAGTCATTGAAGGAGTTGCCGCCTGTGCAGTATCAAAGGTTTGTCGAGGGCGATTGGGATATACTCGATGATGTTGCTAATCCGTTCTTGTACGAGTGGCAAGACGAGAAGCACATCGATGATAGTGTTGCACTTAATCGCAACATACCGATATTCATCTCAGTCGATTTCAACATCAACCCATTGTGCGCACTGGTCATCCAACAGCTACCGAGGGGCTGCGTGGTGGTGGATGAGATTAAGATTGAGAAGGGGAGCGTGGATGCGTTCTGTGATCACATCGAGCGCATGGGCATACCAATGGGCCTATTGCGCATCACAGGCGATGCAATGGGCAAAGGTGGCACTGTGCAACAGCGCGATAACTCGAGTGCGTACACGCAGATTAAACGGCGGCTGCACCTATCCGACTCGCAGATCATCATACCGGCTAATCCAACGCACTACAACAGCCGCATCGATTGCAACGGCGCACTGCGGAAGTTGGACATAAGAGCCAACTCGGTGCGGTGCAAGGGCTTTGTGTTCGATGCGAAGCAAGTGCAGTGCGACAGCAACGGCAGCATCATCAAGAGCAACAGAAGAATCTTATCCGAGCGTGCTGATTTTCTCGATTGTTTCCGTTACTTTGTGAACGCAATCTTAAAACGATACTTATGAGCGTATGTTTACCATGTTATGATGCAGGCAGTTATGTCGATGCCTGCTTGACAGAGTTCACCTTTGGCGAGGTTGAGGCAGAGACCGAGTTCACTGTCTGGCTTCAATACAATGCGACACAGAACATCATGCAGTTCACTGCAACGAGCGATGTCGATGGCAACATAACCATTGAGGGTATGCAGCTCGATCCACTTCAAGGATACACGTTATGGATCACAATAGACGGAGTAAGGCAGGACATCACAGTAGATGGAGATATCTACACGTGCTTATCATTCTCATCTGTTTCAATTGGGCAAAGTCCTGCGGCAGAACTATGAGCAAGCTACGTGCAATCATTGTAGGTTGGTGGTACTTGCTGTTCGGCAAGAACACTGAGCTAAGCAAGAGCCGCTCTGCCATCTGTGCGCTGTGCCAACATAAGGATAAGCGGCTTAACTCCTGCAAGGAGTGCGGCTGCTTCTTGCCTGCGAAGACCAGAGTGGAGGATGCGCAGTGCCCGTTTGAATATTGGTGACATGAGCGGCTTCATCCATGTGCAAACGAAGTTGATCCAGTTTATGGACACAGAGGATAAGCAGCTGCAAGAGTTGACCACAGAAGAACTTGGCTACACCGACATCCTTGTTAACACCGACCACATCAACTACATCTTCGATGATAAGTTAGACACTATTATCATGATGAAGAACGGCAGCACACTATACATCAAAGAGACAATACATGAAGTACATCAAAGAATTAAAAGGACGACTGCGCTCTTTATTGGGCAGTAAAAAGACTACGCATAACCTCGTTGAGGTATTCACCCATGAGGGCCACACCTACTACCGCTTCCCGAAAGAAGTCAACTTACCACTTGAAAGATTCTCCATGAGCATGTCACTGCTTGAGCGGTTAAGCTCTGGAGTCAGCGGCGCAGAGATGGAGCTGATACTTGTTGAGATGGAGAAAGCATTGGGCGCAGGGCTCACCAATCCAAAGAACGCGGCACTGATAGGCGCATACATCCATGTGATACGTGAGCGGCAGGATACTGTGATACATCGCGACATCTTGCTGAACATTGCAGCAACGTGGATCATACGCGATGACGAGAACCCCGACATCGTGAACAGCGACATCCACAATTACAAGCTTGAGTTATTCGAGCAGCTGAGCAAGGGAGGTGCGAAAGATTTTTTCTCCGGCTTGGGTATCGATCCGCTGATGCCCTTGTTAAGCATGTCTCCAGAAGACTTTCAGATATTATGGGAGTACAACCTCGTGCAGCAAAGAAATCTGAAGGAGTCGTTATTCCGTCTGAGTTCTCACCGAGACAACGGGCGCAAAAAGCAGGCGACTACATGAGGGAGCAAGTGATGATATTAAGCGGCGGCAGCGTTGTTGAGTATAATGAGATGATGAGTGGTGATGTTGACTTTTATTTGCGTAAATTTGAGGCCAACATCAAAGCTCAGAAGTAATGGCAACAGCTA